GGCTCAACAACATCGACGCCCAGCACCACTACGAGCATACGGGCGCTGTCGGTGCTTACGTCGTAGCAGGCGAGGACGCGTACGGCATCTGGATCGCTGGCGCGGTCCACCCAGACGCGGACCTGACAACGCTGAAGGCGGCTCCGATCTCTGGCGACTGGCGCACCGTGCGCGGCAACCTCGAACTCGTGAGCGCGTTGAGCGTCAACATCCCAGGCTTCCCTGTGCCCAGGCCACAGGCCCTCGTGGCGTCAGGAAACGTGCAATCTTTGGTCGCAAGTGGTATGATTGAACCGACAAACCGACAAGCGTCTCTGGACCTCGACGATGATCAGGTCCTGGCGCTCCGAGAGAGGTTCAAGGCCATGGACAACAAGGAAAAAGCAGCATCTCTCGCTGCACAGGTACGTCGAGACGACTCTCTGATTCGCATACGTCGTATGGCTTCCTACACGAAGCAGTTCGCATATGACAGTACCCAATGGCGGATGCCTAAGGGGAATGGAAGCCTGTCAGGGCAATGGATCGACATGCCCGATAGCCTCATTTCTGACATTACCAAGGATTACCTCGGTAAGAACATGTTGGAGGGCTATGGGCCGGACAAGAAGCAGCAAGCGGCCCTCAAGAAGTCTCTGAAGCCTATGGACGCTAAGGCAAAAGAACTCGGCCAGGCTTTGAAAGATGGTGATGGAGACAAGGCGCACGCTATTGCTGGAGAACTTTCTACTGGACTTCGAGACTGGCTCGACAACGAATGGTCTCCTGCTTGGCCACCACAGAAGCCAGAGGATGCAGGCGATAAGTCGATGCATGACCGGCTTAAGTACTACTTGGATCAGAAGGTTGAACACATCAATACGCTGTATCGAGACAGCGATCTGAGTCTACTCGACTCAGAGACCGACATCGGCCACGACCCTCAGACCGATATCGACAACGAGGACGCCCTCACGAACGGCGTTGACGAGGAAGGCAACATCACTCACGACAATCCGTGGGCGGTCCTCGGGGCGCTTCCCATAGGAGCCATCATCTCTCAGACGTTCGAGGGTGAGGGCGAAGTCCAGTACATCAAGACCGCAGACGACGGCTGGATCGTTTACCAGAGCAACGAGGCCGACCTTCCTGTCGGGAGCAACGCAGCCCAATCCGATCCAGAGGTCATCACGGCTGGCGGTGACGCCGAACTGAAGATCGTAGACGCAGAAGGTGGGAACGAGCCCCCGCCGACCGTCGAGTATACGGGACAGGGCGAGACCGGCCACGATGAGAAGATGTCAACACGACGACGCTCTGTAACACTCGCGAAGGTACGTCGCACAGCACAGCAGTTCGAGTACAACGAGAACCAGTGGCGCGTGCCCAAGGGCAACCCTGACGCTGGGCAGTGGATCGACATGCCAGATTTGGCAGTTGACGACCTGGCATCTTCCTTGGAACATATGGCGAACTCAGCCGATCTGAACGATCAAGAAGCCACGCTGCTTGGGGATTCGATTGCTGACGCTCAGAACTTCAGCCAGCAAGCCGCAGATGCGATCAAAGCCAACGATGGCGAGGCGGCTAACGGGTTCGCTAAGCAAGCGGATGAGTCCCTGTCGAAGATCGAGGCCCAACTGCACAACCACGCTGACAACGGCACGATCGATGAGAACACTGCGTCAGACCTCGGTGACAGTCTGGATAAGGCGAGGAACGCCGTCTCGGCCGTGGCCGACAACGACCTCTCGCTTTTAGGTGATACAGGCGTTGACACTCCTGAGACCGACATCGGTGGGCCGGACGCCAGCAAGCCTCCAGCCAAGGAGATTGGTGACATCGGAGCCGAGGCACCGAAGACCTCTGAGCCCTCAGATGCTGACCTTCTAAAAGAGTTTCCGGCTGGATCTTCAGTTACGGTACCTGGGAAAGATGGAAATCCTGTTGAGGGTGAAGTAGTCGGTACTGACGGTGGATCTGTTATGGTTTCTGTTGATGGAGGTTCACCTATTGCAGTAGCACCTAACAAGGTTCAGACGAGTAGCGGTGAAGGAACCAAGACCGCTGATGCTGTCCCTGATACTCCGAACGCCTCACCGGCTAATGCTCCTCAGACACCAACTGGCTCGGAGCAACAGAAGGCGGGCAACGACGCGGAGTCATCGGCTGGCATCCTCGAACAGACCCTTCAGGATGTGGCCAACGTGGAGGACATGGCAGACCCAGAGCAGGTGGGTGCGGCCATGGAGAACTTCCGAGAGGCGTTGGCTGATCTCAACGCTGGTATACAAGACGGGAACTACAACGCGGCAGATCTCACCAAGACCAAGAACGCGCTCTCGCAACTCGAAGCAGTCCTCATGAATATGGCCGATCAGCCTGGTCTGAGTGACGACACGGCTAACCAGATTGGTACGGCCCTCGACGACGTGTTCGCCAAGGTGGCTTCGCTCGAAGGCACCCTAAAGGGCGACATGACCCCGCCACCCTTCGCTGGCCGTAGTTTCAGCCGCCAGTGGCTAGGCCGTCGAGGAATCCGACTCACAACTTTCTCTATGCGCTGAAAGGAGAACTGCAATGGGCAAGAGTGTCAAGGTCAAGAAGATCGCGAACGGCGTTCGCAAGACAAGCGGCATCAAGACGACCTCGAACAAGGGGCTGGGCAGCAAGGCTCCAAAGAACATGTGACGCAGAACTGAAAAACACGAGGTATGATTACCTCAGAACTTCTTGTATGGCGCAGGGGCCTAAGGAGACCGGCTCATCCTATACAGGAGGTTTCCCATGGCTCCCAAGCCAAAGGACCAAATCACGATCCCCGAGGACCTGGGTACGCTCAGTGACGAAGACCTCGGGACTCTCCATGACCAGGCCGTCCAGGCGTTCCAGGCAGCGTACCCAGGCGACGGCGAAGCCCCGTCTGACGAGGCTCTGGAAGCACTCGGCGCTCTCGCCGAGGGCATCGAGGCCCTAAAGGGCGAGGTCACCAAGCGTGACGGCGCGGCTCTCTCCCGCTCGAACAAGGCGAAGGAACTCGCCGAGAAGGTTCTCTCTGGTGACAGCGAGACTCTCTCCGAGACTCCGCCCGAGGACCCAGAGGCTGACCCTGAGGCCGACCCTGAGGCCGACCCCGAGGCAAAGCCTGAGGAAGACCTCTCGGGCAACGAGGCTCCGACCCCGGCTCCTGAGACGGCGCCTGGCGAACTCGCTGCCAAGAAGAGCAAGCCTCGGCGTGCTCTGAACATCAACCTCGCTGGTCTGAAGTCAGACCGGCCCGCCCCCAAAGAGGACGCAGAAGTGAAGAGTGACAAGATCGCGTTCGCTGCACAGGGCGCGGCTGGGTTCGACGTTGGAGCGCCAGTCTCGATTCGAGACATGGCAGAGGCCATCAACAGTCGTCTCGGCGGGTTCAACGCCTCGGCGTACCAGATGGCCAACCAGCGCAACGAGCAGCAGAGCGAGCGGTTCACCATTGCGAAACTGAAGCGTCAGTTCCCAGAGGGCGCGGTCGTCGTGACCGAGGACCCGAAGGACGCCATGGACTTCGCCACCAACGAGAAGAACCTTCCCAACGGGAGCCTTGTCGCATCTGGTGGCTGGTGCGCACCGTCCGAGACGCTGTATGACCTCGTGGACATCAGCGAAGCAGCCAACCTGATCTCGCTCCCTGAGATGCAGGTCAACCGTGGCGGCATCCGGTTCTCGCTTGGGCCGAACTACGCGGCCGTGTACGCGGCCACCGGGTTCGCCTTCACCGAGGCTCAGGACATTGCCGGGAACTACAACGGCGCTGGCGGCGGCACGAAGCCTTGCTTCAAGGTTCCTTGCCCGCCGTTCACAGACACTCGGCTTGGTTACGCGGGTGTCTGCATCTCGGCCGGTCTGCTTCAGCAGAGAGGCTACCCCGAGGTCATCGAGGACTACATCGGCAAGACGCTGACGGCTCACGCCCACCGTGTCTCTGCCGCTGTGATCAACAACCTCGTGAGCCAGTCCACTGCTGTTTCGTTCACTGCTGGCCAGGCAGGCTCGACGGCTCCGATCCTCTCGGCCGTTGACCTTCAGGCCCAGCACCTTCGGGCAGCGAACCGCATGGGCGACAACGCAACCCTTGAGGTTGTGCTGCCGACCTGGATCAAGGCAGCCATCCGCGCTGACCTGGCCCGTCGTCAGGGTGTCGATCTTCTCGACATCTCGGACGCTCGGATCGCTGGCTGGTTCCGTGACCGGAACGTCAACCCACAGTACGTCGTGGACTGGCAGGACATTGCATCGACGGCGGCCTCGGGCTACACGGCCCCTCCGTCGAGCGTGCAGTTCCTGCTCTACGCGGCTGGCACGTTCGTCAAGGGCGTCTCCGAGAGCATCACCTTGGAGAACATCTACGACAGCGTGCTCTTGGGCACCAACGACTACACGGCCCTCTTCACCGAGGACCCGTACCTCGTTGCGAAGCGACTCTGGGACTCCCGAGTCGTGACCGTGCCGATTGCCAGCAACGGTTCGACCCACATCGGTCAACTGATCTCGAACGCGGGCGTAGGCTCCTGAGGCGCGGCCCCGGGACCAGGCGACTAGCCTGGTCCTGGGGCTTCCTCCCGTTCTAGCAGAGAAGGAGGCCCAGGGATGGGTTACGGACCCCCACAGGTCGTAGAGGGCCAGCCGAGAGTCGGCTTGCCCTTCGGCCTGTTCTCAGCACTCACACTTCGGGAGTCCGGCGACCCTCACTGGGCCAACGGTATCGAGTGGGAGGCCATGACGTGTGGCCCCGTCTCGGGCATCACAGACCCGAACTGCAACACCAACGTCAACAAGTTCTTCCGGCAGATGACCACAGTTGGCTCGGCGACCGCGTTCACAGTGTACGGGTCTGCGAAGTGCGGCGCCCCGGGCGGCGCGGCCTACCAAGAGGCCGAAGAGATGGCCACGGCCCACCTGCTCGCCAGGGAAGAGGCCCAGGCCGAAGTACAGACTTGGGCACGTCTCGCTGCCGGGGCGACACGACCCCGAGGCGACACTGCCTTGAAGCCAGGAGAAGCCCTTGCAACGCTTGAAGACTGGTTGGGTGGCACCTACGGATCTCTCGGGGTTATTCACGGCTCTCGGGGGGCCGTGACGAAACTCGACACCCTCGTTGAGAAGACTGGATCTCGGCTCACGTCGAAGGTCGGGACGCCGGTCGTGGCAGGGTCAGGGTACTACGGCCAGGCCGCTCCTGCTGGCGGGGCGACTGCCACAGCGAGCCAGGCGTGGATGCTTGCCTCGCCTGCACTGTTCGGCTACAGAGGGCAGGTCTTCTCGGCTCAGACCTTCGATCAGAACAAGAACGACGTGTACGCTCTGGCCGAACGCAACTACGTTGTAGGCTTCGACCCATGTGGGGTCGTCGCTGTCCTTATGGACATCAGCGGATAACCGAAGAAAGGAATACACATGGCAACCAAGTGTTTTAAGCCCATCTTCGGGAAGCGCATCCGCGTGTCGAAGATGAACTCCTGCTGCGTTGTGGTCACGGGTGGCTCGTGCGCAGAGGTCATCACTGACGGCTTCATTAGCCTCAACCTCTCGTCTGAGGTCGAGGAAGGCGCAGAGGTCATCACCAAGAACGCCGCTGGCGCTCTCTGTGTCAACGTCAAGGCTCCTGACTCGTTCAAGCGGTTCACGCTTGAGATGGAGTTCTGTGGCGTGGACCCAGACCTCGTGTCCTTCATGGCGAACATGACGGCCTACGTTGACTACGCTGGCGACAAGGTCGGTGCCACCGTCTACGAGGGCACCGTGTCCAACAAGTTCGGTCTGGAACTCTGGACCGGGCTCGCTGGGGACGCCTGCCCCACAGGTGTCCAAGAGGCCAGTGGGTACGTCGTCCTCCCGTGTGTCAACTCTGGTGTCCTCGGGGACATCACGGTGGACGGCGAGAACGCCGTGTCCTTCTCGATGCAGGGCGCCTACACCGTGTCTGGTAACGGCTGGGGCAAGGGTGTTCACACCGTCGTCCTCAACGGTGCCAACCCGGCCAAACTGCCGACAGCAATGCTCCCGACAGAGCCGATGCTGATCATCCAGACCGGCGTCACCCCGCCAGCAAGCGCGTGCGGTTGCACGACGTTCGTGCCGTAATCCGTCCACCGGCCGGGCTATTCACCTACCCTGGTGGCCCGGCCGGTGGTCGCAACCGAGAGAGGATACGGACATGACGATCTGCACATGGCCCGTAGACTACTCGGCTTGTGGTCCATGCGACTCCCTGACATCTCTCCCGGCTACAGGCCAGGCCGCGTTCGAGGACATGGCCACTGAGTACCTGTGGCGCTGGACAGGGAAGCAGTTCGGGCAGTGTGAGGTCACCCTAAGGCCCTGCCGTCAGGACTGCACAGCGGGCCTCTCTACGTACCAGGGAGGTACAGCCCTCAATGGCTTCGGCGCCCCGTTCACTCCCGCGCTGGTTGGCGGCGAGTGGTTCAATATTGGCTGCGGCATCTGCGGCGACCAGTGCGGCTGCCAAGCGAGTCGCTCTCTCGTCTTCGAGAAGCCTGTCAGCGCGATTGTTTCCGTCAACCTCGGCGGACAAGTACTGGCTCCATCCGCGTACCGTGTTGACAACCACCGATTCCTTGTACGCCAGGACGGCGGAGAGTGGCCCTACTGCCAAGACATGAGCGCACCCTTGGGCGCGACCGACACCTGGGGCGTTACGGTCAAGACTGGGGCACCTGTGCCCACGGGTGGGCGTATCGCTGCCGGGAAGATGGCGTGCGAACTGGCCAAGGCCGCGTGTGGCGACTCAGGGTGCCAACTCCCTCAACGCTGGCAGACGATCACGAGGCAGGGCGTCACGATCAGCGCGGCGATCGACCTGTTCCAAGGGCTAGACGAGGGAAAGACCGGCATCTGGCTCATAGACTCATGGGTGGCCTCGGTCATGAAGTCCGACGCGGGCGCGTTCTCGATCGCAGTACCGAACGCCCGCAAAGGTACAAGGACCAAGACCTCATGAGGAGAGGTAGGATAGGAGCATGATGATTCCGATCCTAGGTGAGCGACACTGGGAGTGCCCGAACTGCACGATCAAGGCAATCACCAGGAAGGCCACTGCCCCGATGCCGATGCACACCTGTCGAGGGCTGAAGGGTCTCAACGCGCCCATGGTTCCTGAGGGAACCAAGTGCAAGGTCGAGGCCATGGAGCGGGAGGATTATGTCAAGAAGGACGACGTGCATTACGACGGCGAAGGCAAAGCGATCATGTCGATCGTGACCACCAGGGATGACGGCCAGGACTGCGCGGTCCTGGTTCCATGTGCAACAGGAACACTAGAGAGGTAAGCAGAACATGGATACTCAGATCGAGGTCCCTGAGGGTCAAGACCCGTCGGTCTTTCTGTCAGCGGCCACAGACCATGCTGCGTATGTAAAAGAAGCAGCAGAACGCAACGTCGAGGCGGCCAAGACCAAGGTCGCCAAGGCAGAAGAGGACTTGGCGGCAGCCAAGGACGCTCAGTCAGAGGCAGAGGCGCAGTTGGAAGCAGTAGCGGCCGATCACGAGGCAGTCACTGCCCAGGCCGAGACAGCAACCTCAACAGGTGCTGACGTGCCCTCTGAAAGTGCCAGTGCTACGGCCGGAGTGGCTGAAGCCTACACAGAGAAGGTGAACTAAACAATGGCATGGTCAGACAGTAGAATCTTCCGTCCGGCCCTTGCCGACGTGTGGGACAACACCACTGCGCTCGACCTGGGCACCGATGTTCCAAAGGTGGCGTTGTACAACAACACCATCACCCCTGACAACGACGTAACGTCTGCCAACTCGGCATACAACGTCGGCCAGTGGGCGACCGCGCAAGAGGTCTTCCAGGCAGGTCAGTGGGCTCAGGCAGGCGTGGCGCTTGCCGGTACGGTCCTCAACTCGGCCACGGCTGACACGGTGTTCTACGATGCCAACGACACGGCATCTGGCTCCGCTGCCACCCTCGCCAACGTCTACGGCTGCCTCGTCTACGACGACACGCTGACGACGCCGGTTGCCGACCAGGGCATCTCCTACAACTACTACGGCGGCGTCCAGTCGGTGACAAACGGAACCTTCACTTCCGTATGGCACGCGAACGGGATCTGGCGCTTCACCCTCTAGCAGAGACTGGGAAGGCCCGCCTGCCGAGGGGGTGGGCGGGCCTGACCGGCGAATGGAGTACCAGTGACGACTGCCTACCCGAAGGGGCTAGATACCTTCTTACAGCCGTCCAGCCCGGCGACGACGCCACTGAACTCTGCCGGTGCCGGGGGCAACACCCGAGACCACATCACTTGGCTGACAGACGCCGGGGACGCCATCGAGGCCCTAGAGAAGTTGGGTGTGCCCTGCTTCAACGTCATCACCTACGGCGGGGCCAAGGGTGACAAGAGGGTCGTCACAGACGGCGCGACCTCCACCAACACCACGCTGACCTCTGCCACTGCTGCATTCACCGCTGCCGACGTGGGCAAGTTGGTTCGTATCGCACGAGCGTCAACCGCCATGGCGATTCCCCTGACAGCAACGATCGTCTCCAGGACCTCGGCGACCCAGGTCGTCGTCTCGCTCGCCGCAGACTTCACGGTGTCGGGCAAGAGGCTGGTCATCGACGGCCCTACCGGGAGAACAACCCTCGACGGCGCCACCACCGCTGGCTCGACGACGATCACGAGCGCGACCGCCGTGTTCGTGGCTGGCGACGTAGGCTCGACGATCACCATCTACGAGGCTTCTGCGACAGCGCATGTGACCACTATTGCCTCGGTCACCAACGGCACGACCGCTGTCCTCGCTGCGGCCTCGACCAGAACAGTCACCGCTGCGAACGTGATGATCGCCACCGACGACTCGGCCGCCTTCCAGACCTGCTTGACCGCCGTTCAGACTGCCGGGGGCGGGGCGGTCATCGTGCCACCGGCCCCGAACTCGACTGCGGTCAACCCGTCCTTCGTGGTGGGCGACCTCAACATGTTCAGCAACACCATCCTGTTCGGACAGGGCATCGGCGCCTCGATGGTGGAGTACATCGGGTCGAGCGCGACGACCTGGCTCCTGTCGGTGAACTCGGGATCTGGCGGCACCACGTCGGTATCGGGCAACCAACGCAACATCTCGGTCAGTGACATCCAGTTCATCGGGCCTGTCCCCTACATGGGAGGCGGGCCTGTAAACCCGACATCGATGGGGACGCCTCAGAACAACCACCTACTGAACGTCAACGCCTGCTCAGACATGCAGATAGAGCGTTGCAAGTTCACCGGGTTCATGGGCGACGGGGTCTACATCGGTTCCTCGAACTCTGGTGCGACCGAACGACACAACGAACGTATCAGCGTCAAGTACTGCGTGTTCGACGGCGTCAACAAGAACAACCGCAACGGCGTCTCGGTCATCGACTGCGACGGCGCCGACATAGACCACTGCCGGTTCTACCGGACCACCAGGCCAGACATGCCAGGTGCGATCGACATCGAGCCGAACAACCCGACCGCCACCTATCCGGTGACCCGCGACATCAACGTCACGAACTGCCGGTTCGACGACATCGGCGGAGGCATCATGGGCTGCATCGGGATCAACCTCGGCACCGCACAGTCCTCGCTGGTCGTCGCGGCCCGTAACTTCCACTTCACCCACAACACCATGGTCAACTGCTTGGCGACCCCGCTCTACGTCCGTAACGCCAACGGCGTCCCTACCTACTCGGTGCTGGCGAACGACGTGTGGTTCACCGATAACCAGTGCCTCGGCAAAGCCGTAGGAACCTTCAGCGGAGGGAACACCTTCGAACTGGACAAGGGCGTGCGCGGTGTCCACATCTTGCGTAATAAGTTCGAGAACTACTTCGCGGGCGCGCAGATCGGCACGAACGGAACCATCTACGACCTAGAGGTCGAGAACAACGAGTTCCAGTCCTGCGGCAACGCCAACGCCTTCGGCTCGGGCGGAACCAACTCGGCCCTCACCATCTACCAGACGCAGGGCTTGTCCATACAGCACAACACCTTCATCAACTGCGGCGACTCTGCCGGTGGACTCGGCTACGTCCTCTCGTTCTACACGCCGGGCGGCGCGGTTTCCTCCGACGACACCACGATCTTCAACAACAAGGTCCTCCAGGGCGGGTCAACGCGCACCACCAAGTTCATCCACAAGCACGCCTCGCACACGGCCACGAACGTCAAGGGCGACATGAACGACGACCTCGGCCTCCCCCGAGACATTCCCCTCGCGTCATACGGGGCTGTCCAGGTTCGTGCGCTGACCGCCGATGCAACAGCGAACTCCACCACGACCGCTGCCAAGATCACCGGCCTCGATGTCGCCTTGCCAGTCGGCACCTGGTACTTCAAGTACGCGATACGCTACCAGGCCGGTGCCGCCACCACTGGCGTGAAGTTCTCCGTCAACCACACCGGCACGCTGACGCACTTCGTGGCGAACCTCATGTGGGTGACGACAGGAACGACCGCGACGTCTAACGCACCCTCCCAGGCCGTCAACGCTGGCGGCGTGACGGTAGAGGGCGCGTCCTCTCGCGCCAAGTCCAATGCGGCAAACATGGGTCCGTCCGCCTCGGTGGACACCCTCGCCGCAGACATGCTTGCAATCGTCGAGGGAACCATGACCGTGACCGCTGCGGGAAACATTGAGTTGTGGCACGCCTCAGAGGTCGCAGCGGCTTCGACGGTCAAGGCAGGAACGATTCTTAGACTAGAACGAGCAGCGTAACCTTATGCCCGCCGTTCTGATCAACGCGGCGCTCGGATCGTTCAACGCGGCGGCCACGCTCCCTACCTCGTTCACTGTCACCCTGTCCAACGGTACCGGGACGCCTGGTGTCGGCGACCTCGTAGTCATCGTCGTCTCCACGATGGGGGCCACAGGCGCGCCGAACACCCCGGCAGGCTGGACGCTTCTCTCAGGCTCTCCCTTCACGAACGCCACGTCGGGCGTCAACCGGATGTGGGTGTACTACCGGGTGAGGCAGGCGGGAGACACGAACTCGGTGGCGTTTACCGCCACTGCCGGGGGCGCCAACGAGACATATCTGGCACAGGCGTACTACTTCGGTGGAGTTGACCCGACAAACCCAATCGAGGTTGCAGCAGTCAAGACCGAGTCAACGGTGACAAGCGCCGTCCTCGCAGGCCCTCTCACCGGGGCGACAAGCCTCGCTCCTAACGCTATCGCTGTTGCCTTCTGGCATAGGGCAGACGACGCGGGAACCTTCAGCACGTCCTCAGTCGGCTGGACCCATAACTCAGACACCAACGCCGTAGCGTCCTCGACGCTCGGCAATGATGCCGCAATGGGCATGGCGACCAAGCGTATGCCCACTGCAAGTCCGTCAGGAACATTCCAACTTGATGTGGCAACAGGGGCAGCCGCGCACTGGCTAGGGATCGTAGTGATCCTGAAGGGCCAGACTGGGACAGGGCTGCTCACTGCGACCGCTGAGGGCTGGACGGACGAGGCAGTGGTAACTGCTCAGACCTCTACCGATCCTGTCATTTCGATCGTGTCTGGGGCTGGAACCACCAAGGCCGACAACGCCTTCGCTCAGTTCGGAACGATGTCGTACCGGCACGACCTGGCGGCCACCCAGCAGCGCCTCAAGATCAACTGTGATATTCCCGGGACAGTGCAGTATGGCGCGTTCATTTTTCGAGCGAGCGCATGGCCCTCCGCGTCCAACCGAATCTCGTCCCTAGAGGACTACTCGGGGCCTGACCACTGCCAGATCCAGCACCAGTCCGATGGCGGCTGGCGTATCGCGGGGACGGGTGGCTCGCCCTTCTCGTCGGCCTCGACCACGAAGACGCCCGTCAACCAGGCCGTCCGGCTAGAGTGGAGGGTTGACACGGTCGCCGCGACGGCAGAACTTAGGATCTTCGCGCTGGCCGACATCGGCAACGACATATCCTCGCCCACAGAGACCCTGACGCTGACAGGGCTGTCCACCACTGGCGAGATCGTCGGGCGAGGGATGTTCGGGGCGGGTGTTGCCAACTACGCGAGCGCGTCCCTCTGGTACGACAACCCCTCAGTCCGATACGACAACTGGGTAAACCTGCAAAGCCCTGGCACGGCGGGGCACTGGAACGACGGAACGACCACCTGGGCCGACCCCGTTGTCACATGGAACGACTCGTCTGGTGGCACACCGACGAACGCCTCTGCCGGGGTTGCGACCGGCACGGGAACGGCCCAGACCCCTCAGGCGTCTGTCAAGGCCAACGCCGGGGTGGCGACCGGCACGGGGACAGCCCAGACCCCTCAGGCATCTGTCAAGGCCAACGCTGGGGTGGCAACCGGCACGGGGACTGCATACAACCCGACGACCACGGCATCTGGGAACGGTTCGGCAGGTGTCGCAACAGGAGTAGGGACCGCATACAACCCGACGACCACGGCGTCTGGGAACGGCTCGGCAGGTGTGGCGTCCGGCACGGGCGTGGCCCAGACCCCTCAGGCAAGCATCAAGGCCAACGCCGGGGTCGCGGCGGGAACTGGAACAGCGCAGACCCCTCAGGCGAGTGTCAAGGCCAACGCCGGGGTCGCGACCGGCACAGGAACGGCCTACAACCCGACTGCCTCGATAACAAACAACACCTTTGCCAACGCGGGTGTTGCGACTGGGGCCGGAACAGCATACAACCCAACGGTCTCTGCCTCGGGGAACGCCAACGCCGGGGTAGCGACTGGAACAGGCGTGGCCCAGACCCCGAGTGCGAGACTGCTCGCCAACGCTGGCGTTGCCCTCGGTGCGTTCATGACTGCCCTTCTCAACGGCGGTCTTGAGGACGGCAGCACGCCTCTCACGGTGGTTGACGGTGGGTACGCTGGCTACTTCGCTGCACCCCTCGTTCGAGACAACACAGACTCGTACGACGGTACATGGAGCATCAACACGACGACCAACAGCGCCGTCAACGTGCAAGGCATACTGTGGTTCGCACCTCAGAAAGCCGTCGTCCCCGCTGGCGTACTGCACGCGGCCGGTATTGCGGTCAAGGGGCCGAACGGCACTGTTGTTCGTGTCGGTAGCAGAAACTGCAATCCAGACGGCTCCTACCAGTCTGAGGAAGCATCCTTCGTCGATGTCACGCTCACTGGGGCATGGCAATACTTCACCGTAAAGCCGTATTCTGTTGCAGCAGATACGATCCCGGGCCTCCAGGTCAGGCTGATCACGGCCGCCTCTGGCGTGCTTCTGAAGTTCGACAATGCCGGTGTCTGGCTCCCGACTCGTGCGGACATCAAGCCCAACGCCGGGGTAGCATCTGGGACCGGGACGGCGTACAATCCCTCAGCCACGGCGTCAGGGAACGCCCTAGCCGGGGTCGCGACCGGCACGGGCGTGGCCCAGACCCCTCGTGTGGATGTCAAGGCGAACACAGGTGTCGCGGCCGGGGCTGGGACGGCGCAGACCCCTCGCGCAGATGTTCAAGCCAACGCCGGGGTCGCGGCAGGAGCCGGAACCGCATACAACCCGACTGCCTCAACATCGGGCAACGCCAACGCCAACGCGGGTGTCGCGACCGGCGTCGGAACAGCATACAACCCAACGGTCTCTGCGTCAGGGAACGCTTTGGCAGGAGTCGCGATCGGCGTCGGAACCGCTTACAACCCAACGGGTTCGTCGGCGAACGCCACCTACGCTAACGCGGGATCTGCGGCAGGCACGGGCACGGCGTACGGGCCAAGCGCGAGCGTCAGCCCCTCGCCTCAGGTGGCCTGGGGTCGAGCGACCAACCTGCTCACGCCGAACCAGTCTGCGATGGAGGTTGACGCCTCCGGCTGGACAACTTCGTTCAACCCGGGTGGTCTGTCCTATACGATGGCCAAGGCCGTCGATCAGATCCACGACAAGAGCGCG